TCTTCTCAAAGGAATAGGACAACAAATGAAATGGTCTGTAAGAGATGAATCATTACATAGTCGCATGGGTTGTCAACTGTTTAGACATATGTGTGAAGAAATACCCACGTTAAAAGAAGAATGTAAAGAAGATATATACACAGCCGCTAAAATAATGGTAGATCTTGAAGAAAAATATATTGACAAGATGTTTGAAATGGGTGATATTGAAAACTTAAAAGCAAATGACTTAAAACAGTTTATTAGAAAAAGAACAAATGAAAAACTTACGGAGCTTGGCTATACAGATAAAAGAAGGTTTTTCCAGTTTGACAAAGATTCAGCAGATAATCTTGACTGGTTTTATCATCTTACCGGGGGCCATACCCATACTGATTTTTTTGCAATTCGTCCAACAGATTATAGTAAAGCCAATGAAGGCGAAGACTTTGAAGATATATGGTAACAAAAAGAAAACTACTTAAGCTTTTAGCTTATACAAATAAATTAACAAGTTATCAAAAGTTTGCATCACGAGTAGGATATATGGGTGCAGGCTTTTTGATAGCTGCACAATGGACTATTGATCCTAGATTATATATATTAGGTTTTAGTTGTGTTATAATACAAGTATCATCACGTAAACAATGGAACTTAGTAGCACTAAATATAAATGGATTAATAGCATGGATAACACATTTAATTAAATAACATGCCACAAAATAAATTAAAATTAAAAGTAGAAGCTTTAACTAAAATAGTTAGAGACTTAACAAAAGAATTAACAGCCACAAGAACGTTATGTGAAGGTACGTTGACAGCTTTTCAATTACATATTGGTAAAGAAGAGTGGGAGAAAATAGTTGATGAACTTTATAACAAAGAAAAAAGATTAGAAGATGTGGAATAACAATTGGAAAAAAGGAGTTGATTATCCCAACTGGGGTGACAATGATGTTTACAGAAAAACAATAGGAGGAGGCTATCTATATAATGGAGAAACACCTAAAGAAGCGTATCAAAGAGTTGCAAAAACGGTTGCGAAAAGACTCCAAAAACCAGAAATGGCAGATGTATTTTTTGAATATATATGGAATGGATGGTTGTGCCTAGCGTCGCCTGTACTTAGTAATACTGGTACTGATCGTGGCTTACCTATTAGCTGCTTTGGTATTGATGTTGCTGACAGCATAATAGACATAGGACAGAAAAATTTAGAGATGATGCTGCTCGCTAAACACGGCGGTGGAGTTGGTATCGGTATAAATCAAATAAGACCCGCCGGAGCTAAAATTACTGGTAATGGAACAAGCGACGGAGTTGTACCTTTTTGTAAAATATATGATTCAACTATACTCGCAACGAATCAAGGATCTGTCAGAAGAGGAGCTGCATCAGTTAACATCAACATTGAACATGATGATTTTGAAGAATGGCTCGAGATTAGAGAACCCAAAGGAGACGTCAACAGACAATCTCTTAACTTACATCAATGTGCAGTCGTCGGTGATAAGTTCATGCGAAAGCTTGCTGCAGGAGATACTGATGCAAGAAGAAAATGGGGTAAACTATTACAAAAGCGCAAAGCAACTGGCGAACCTTATATTTTATTTAAAGGAAATACAAATAAGCAAAACCCAGCAGCTTACAAAGATAACGCATTAAAAGTACATATGACAAACATATGTAGTGAAATAGTACTACACACAGATGAAAATCATAGTTTTGTTTGTTGTTTAT